GCGCGCCACCGCCGCCCATGATCTGCTTGCGGTTCAGCGCATTCGCGAGCTGTGGATCGTCAGCATATGCACCCATATAGCACCTCCGATTACTAGAACCCGTTGTTGCTGTCCACTGCTGGAGCAACCCCGTAACTTGTCCCGGTGATAATCATGTTGTCGTTGATCCTGATCTTGTTGGTTGTCGCGGTTGTCTGGAACGAATACAGCCCAGAGGCATTCTCCATGTTGGACGAAACCACTGGTGCTATATTACCACTAGGAACATCTGCGTAAAGTGCCGATCTGTACCCCGCATAACCACCGAGCCCACAACTGTCAAACGTGTTAGAGCTAACAAGCAGCGCAGAATGCACTCCGTTTGTCAGTCTTACGCCATTGCCATTGGTATTATACACCGTACATCCAACCATGCGTGACGTTAGCAGACTACCGGTAAGGTCCGCCTTAAAGCCACACGCGGTTGTCGACCCGCCAGAAAGCCTTCCGGACGATGCGAACCAGCATCCGACCATTTGGAGTAGATTGACGCTGCCGCCGCCGGTGACATAGGCCGCGTCTCCGTTCTTCGTGGCGTCGAACACGGACTGCACGATGAAGTGATTCGACGGGTTGTGGCCAGCGGCGTTCGCGACAATCTTCAGCGCGTTGCCGTCAACGCCAGTGCATCCGCATGCAGTCATATAGACCGCATCAGTGTCCTCAATAAGGAACCCGGCGCCAAGGTACGGGGTGCCACCGGACAGGTTCGTGCCTGCGATCTGCACGCCACGCAGGTAGATTTCAGAGCCCTGGTTGACATTCGACGACGTCGTTTGCCCGATCTGTACGCCAATGCCGGTCGTGCTGGATGCTGGGTCCCAAATGAGTACGTTGTCCACCCAGACGAACTCATACTTCTTGAACGCGAGCCCATTAAACTGCTTCTTGATTTCCAGATTTTCAAACCTGGATTTCTTTAGCATGCCGGTGCCGTTGTAGGCGTTGTTGACGTGGAATACCCAGCCGGCGGATCGCGTTACGGTATCGCTTGTGATCGTCATGTCTGCGATGCGCAGGTTGGACGTCACCGTTGCGCCGACGGAGAATAGGTCGTTCGTCGTGTGCGCCAGGCGGATGACCGTGCTGCCGATGCCGGACCCTATGATCTGGAGCCCGTCTAGGCCGTTCAGGTTATGCGCGCCGGTCGTCTTGTATGTGCCGGGCGGGAAGAATACGACGCCCCTTGGAGAAATGGCTGCGGCAGCGGTGATGGCTAGACCGATTGCGGTTGTATCGTCCGTCGTGCCGTCGCCAGTGGCGCCGTACGCCTTAACGTTGAAGACATGCCCGCCCTTATCGTAAAGCGCGGCCTGCGCGACGCCGATGACCTCGAACTTAGTCCAGCTAGACGGGACCGTCCCGTTGATGATGACCTGCCCGCCGAGCGATGCGTTGATTGCCAGCGTCTTGCCGCCAGCGCCGGTGCCAGACTTGTACGACTCAAGCCGTGCGTATGCCTGCGCAGCGCTGGGGGACGTCAGGAGCAGCGCGTACCTGTTGTTACCGCCGCCGTCAGTAGCGGCAATTCTACCGATAGCGCCAGCCGGTCCGGCCACCTCGAAGCGCTCGCTAAGGGTTGTCGCGCCGACAGTAACGCTGGTGCCATCGGTGTATACGTTGGAATCGCCGAGCGTCTTGGTGCCGCTCCACTTCGTGAGATAACCAGCCGTCCCGGAGCCGTTCGTTTTGTCGGCGTCGAGCGCGTCGATGCTTGAGTTAACGTCCGCGATCAGTTCATTGATATAGGCCGACGCACGCTTGACGATGTCCTTCAGAACCTCGTACAGTCCGGGGTTGCCGGACTGAGAGGCGATCTTGGGGACTTCGATCTCGCGACTCGGCTTCGACATCAATAGCCCCTGATGCGCGAGAACGGCGCAGGCTTACGCCAAACCGACAGGCGCTTTGCGATAAAGTAGTTGTCGGTGGCCGCAACGCCAATGCGCAGCCCAAGCTGAGTATCGGACTGGTGTGTCCTGATTTCCACGTCATGCAGCGGCGAGGTTGACATCGTCCTGCTCGGAAGCGCAGTGATCGAAGCATCCGGGCGCACGAGCCACGACAGGAGCGTGCCATACCCACGAATCTTATGCACGATCTGCCCGAACAGTGAGCGTGCGACCTCCGTCCCGATTGGAGCCGTTTCGTAGTACGATGCAATCCTGCCAGAGTAATCCGATCTCGTGGCAGCATCTTCGTACACAAGCCTAGCAGATCCGTCGTCGACGCAGTATGCGGTTACGCGCGTGCCGCTGTCAAGGATCAGTGACGTCGCATGCGTGAATGCGCCGGTATCGGTAGAGCCGCTGTAACGAACGTCGGTGCTCCACTTGCGCCCGTTGCCGTCAGCAAGTGGATTTCCCCAGCCATCGACGTAGTTCAGCCTGAGCTGCTGCCACCCGGCCTGGGTCGGTCCCCCGATAACAACGGTTTGCGTTTGGGTGTTGACGTCGCAGTATAGCCGCTCGCCCTTCGTCCAGTCGAAGAGATCCCACGTTGGCTGAATCTCCTGGCTCACCTTCTGCGGAGCGCCACCATCGAAGTAGTACAGCCCATCGCGCGATGCGATGACCACCCACCCGTCGCCCATGCCTACGCCATGCACGGACGGAGTCCCGACAGTAGACGAAACGATTTCGCTATTCCAGAACGCCGGCTCAAGTCCGTTGTCCTGCGTTACGTACAGCGAACGCTCCTTCGCGATGTACAGGTTGCCGCGTAGCGGGAATGCGTTACGAATCTCCTGCCCATCGTTCGGCGCAACCGTGACTCTTCCGTTCACGACGTCGAACGATTCCGGATCGTCAACGCGCGAGATGTCGAGCGTAGAGAACCCACGCTTGTATTCCACGTCGTAGACCTCGATGCGCGACACGTCGACAGTCTTGCCAGACGTGACGCTGTTGAGGTAGACGTCCATCGCGACGTTGGGCGAAACGGTCACGTCGGTCGTGCCGTCGGATTCGTAGATCGCCCAGTTAGCACCGGTCGTAGACATCGGGACAGTTAGCGTTGCGACAGCGGTTCGGGACGGGCCGTTATTGGCCTGGTACAGTACGATCTTCAGATTGCCGGCGGCTGCCGAGCCAGCGTTGCGAACGCGCGCACGGATACCGTATCGCCGTCCCGGCTGGAGATAGTACATACCAAGCTCGTCCCTGTTGATCCGGTAGTCGCCGGACCCCCACCCCTGCTCGACAAGCGCGTCCGTCGCGCCGCCCGCAGACGTGAGGCTCAGGTAATTGAGAACCTCGCCCTGCGCAACGCTCCCGGCGGTGACAGCAGCCGCAGCGGACGTGCCGTACCATTCTGCATACACGCCTGGCGTACCCCACGTATATGCGGATGCGATCTCCGCGCTGAAGTCGAGATTTATGAGCCCAATCGACGAGTAGGTCGGGTTGATGCCGGTCGTGGTCGGGCCAAAGAACGGGCTGATCTTCCCGTCGCCACCCCAATACACAATCCTGTTGGAATAGGCGGTTACGCCAAGATGAGCGGTTGGCGGCTGTAGGTTGAAGTAGTCTGCAAACGGCAGCCCCGCTGCGATCTCTGCCTGCGTAAGGTCAACGTTGTTGATTACGGTCGTCGTGTTGTCGTTCAGGATCATGCCGGGCGGGTTATACAGCTCGAACGAGTCGACGAGCGATATAAAGACCCTGCGTCGGACCGTGCCCGGAGGGCCGAGCGGGATCGACTGGATGTCGATGCGCCCGACGCCACCAAGCGTAACCGTAGATAGCTTCACCGGCCCCGTAATATACCCAGTGGACGTTTCGAACGCGACAACGATGTAGTACAGCCCGGCGAGCATCGAACCGCCGCTAAAGTCGTACGTTGGGTACGCCTCATGCGCGCCGGTGGCGCCAACCGCGCTCGCATGCAATACGCCGTCGTACTGGAATGGGGGGACAAGCCCGCGGCGACCATCGGAGATGCACACGAAGACGCGCCCATACTGCGAAGCCGCCTTCATGGTAGAGAACGTCGAGGGCGCACCGAGCTTCGCAATGACGGAGCTAATCGTAGTGCCCGTGGTGCGAGAGCCTAGCTTGCCAGTCCCGCCCTGATAGATCAGATGATGACGGGTTCCGCGTCCGTCGACGTGGTCGTAGGCAGCACGGAACCCGTCGGTGGGAGTACCGGCGTCCTGAAGATAAGCCTTGAACCCATCTCGCGTGCGGACACCTCCAGGGAAGAACTGAACGTTCTGCGCCAGCGGAGACAGCCCCAGCGGTAGGTCGGATCGCTCGACGAGCGTACATAGCCCGCCGAGCGTGTCGACCACTACGGGCTCAAAGCCCTCGATCATGTTAGCGCCCCTTGCGGATCTTGAAGCTGATCTTGATGGTGGCGCCGCTAACAGCGGCAGGGATAGCAGTACCGTTAGCAATCTCGTCAAGCGGAGTAATCGCACCCGTATTGTCTCCGTCGAAGCCGTAGATGAGAACCTTGCCGTTGGCGATGGTGGTCCCGGCGTCGTATCCGAACAGCCAGCCGATCGGCGGGTCGGTCCAGATGCGGACGTCATGCGGAACATCGTTGGCCATGACACCGGCCCCGGTCAGGCTGAGCGTAATGCCGCCGGTCGGGTAGGTGTCAGGCCCAGCGTCGATCGCGACGGTTCCGTAATACTCGATGAACCGCTCGGTCACATCGAGATAGTCGGGGTTGTGGGTGAAGGCAGCAGAGGCGTCAGCCATGGTGTATTCCCTCCGTTATGTCCTAGTACCTGTGGACCGGCAGCCCGAACCTGCGACGCTTGCGACGGAACCCAGTTGCCTGTCCGTACTTTGCGTCCACGTTCAGGTATTGGTCGAACTGGAGACGATAGGTGTCTTCCCAGTATTGCGCTGTAGACAGCTCGGCGATTGCAGAGCCGATCGCGGAAGCCTTCGAGATGACGATCTCCGTCATGTTTGGGAGGCTGATCGTGTCGGACGGTTTCGCCACGCCATCGACGGCACCGCGATAATGAATCTTGACCTGGATGTTGTTGGTGGAACCAATAAACCTCAGCGCCCTGTCTCGCCACTCCCAGAACACGAGCATCTCGGACTGCGTCGCGTTGAGGGGCAGGTGGTCTCGCACCTGCTGCATGTCCTTCCAGCGCCCGTCGTGGTATTCCCAGAGCCGGAGAGGAGCAATAAATCCCGTCGGCAACGCCGGAGTCGTCGAAGACGTGATAGAAGTCGCTGCTGCCGGTAGCGTGATAGTTGATTCAAACCGTACGTCCTTCACTCCGTGCGATTGCAGGCCGAGCTGGATAGAGCCGAGAGCCCTGTTGACAAAGCTCTTGATCTCCGGGTCGGTAAAGTTGCGCTTGCCAGGCTGGTTGATGTTGGTCGCGATCTCGCGCGTCATCAGGTGTAGGCTATCGGTAGGCATCACTGACTCCCGTAGCGCGAAGCCTGCGCTAGCTTGACGGCGGCCTCCGCCTGCGCGATGTTCGCGAGGTCGTCCATCGCGATCTCGATGTACTTCGCCGAAATGTTCTGCTCATCGCGAGACTGCGCAACATACGCAGCAGCAAGGAGAGAGACGGCGTCAAGCCCGTCCGGGATCTCAATGGTGGAGCCGTTGCCAGTGAGCGCTGTAAGTTCGGCCTCGTACTGGATCTGAAGAGTTGTCGCGCCGGTCGAAGCCCTGAAGATGATCTTGTCCTCGCGCCAGTCCCAGTATTCGCGCATGCTGGTAGCAGCGGCGTCGGTCAGGAACCCCTGCTGGCACCGCATGACGGTGTACGTAGTCCCACCGGCAGGCTTCTCGCGAATCTCGATGGGACGCAGCATGTCGGACGGGAACGTCGGCGCAACGCCACGCGTGAGCGCTGTATCCGTAGACAGGATTGCGATGCCAGAGGACTCCTTGCGAAGTACGCCCATGCCGGCCGCGCGTAGGACGCGAGCAGCCTTACGATACCCACGAGCGATGTACGGCAGCAGGATGGCATCCGTCCAGACATCGGTGCTCGAATCGCCAAGAAGCGATCGGACGATGGTGTTGGCGTCCGCTACCGTAGGGAGAGCCATGGCTTACCTCTTCTGCTGCGAAGCCTGAATCGGCACCGGCTTCATTTCGCCAGCGTTGATGTCGTATCCGCAGAACCTGCAAACGGTAGCCTTGATCTTGATCGACTCAGCACACTTCGGGCATTCCTTGGTTTCCGCGACGACCTGGTCGAGCCACTCGGGCGTGACACCGAGATACCGCGCAGCCCTGCGGGCACGCTCCGGGATGACCTCCCGGTTACGCGTCTTCTCCCAGAGGACGTCGGCATTCCTGACCGCGTACACGCAAACATTCTTGTATGCGTCGATCGCGGCCTTCAGCTCATCGGTGGTGGGCTCGTTGCCCTCCGCGATGAAAAGACCGTCTTCGCTGTTACGCGAAACAATGTCCTTCGCGATGTCGCTTCCCTGATCGACATGGGTCTCAAACCTGTCGCCCATGTCACGCGGCGTCTTGCGATCGTCGATCTGCGTCTTGCCGTAGAACTTGCTTCCGCAGCCCTTGATCGTATAGTTGCCGAGAAGACCAACATCAACGGTGATGTCGTCGCGGTTGACGCTGAAAACGTACGACTTCATAACTCCCCTTCTAGCTCGGCAGGCTCAGTCCGGCGAGCGAAACAAACGGCTGAATGCCTCCGAATGGCCTTGACGCATCTCTGACGCGCTCAAGGTAATAGTTCTCCATGTCGACTTCGCGCTTCTCGTCAGCGGACGTGAGCTGGCCCGCAATTTGGTCGTACGACAGGCTCTTCAGGTATCGCACGGTGTCGACGATGTACTTGGCGTACAGCCTCGTCGGCCATGCGAAATGTGACGTACCGTACTCGTCAACCCACTCGACGGTATCGACATACTCATAGTCGCCGCGAGATGGGTAATCGCCGATTGGCTGGACAACATGGCCATCCTGCCACATGGTATTGGCGCGCTGCCAATCCTCGGGCGATCCGTAAAAAGACGGTGGGTGCCACGCCTCTACGATAAACCTGTCGCGATGTCGCGACCCAGAATACTTAAGGACGTCGCGCGTTTCGACTCGCTCCCTTAGAATTTCGCCGTCGGTATCGGCGTCGACAAATCGTTTCGTTCTACGAGTAGACCGGCTATTGCTCCAGACAATTCTGAAGTTGGGCTCGCCAAACAGGTTCATACCGCCATAGTCATTGAGATACTGGCGGACTTCGTTTGGCGTTTCGAGCCGGTTTACGTGCGTGCAAACGATGCGCATCTTCCCCTCATCGAGGGGCGGGGGCCGGGATTGGACCGACCCCCGCTACTCAGTCATGGATCAGAACGGAACCGTGAGGCCGGAGATGTAGCCGGCGCGCCGCGGGTTCTTGCAGACGAACTGCTGAGACCAGGCGAGGACGCTCATCTCGGTGGCGTCGTAGGACGTGGAGTTGGGAACCGGAAGGACGGTCGACCCGGCCAGCTTGAGGAAGCTGAGATCCTTGTAGGTGGCCCGCATCCAGTTCTGGAGGTCGATGAGGTCGATACGCGACTGGTCGGCGTTGATGGACGTCATCACCGGGAGAGACGCCAGCTTGCGCTGGTTCTTCCGGTTGAACGCCATGTCGACCTCGCTGTTCCCGCTACCCATCGGGAGATGGATCTCGGAAATCTGGGACATGAGCTGAAGGAGCTGGAAGTGCTGCTTCGGGTGCATGTACCAGGTCCAGTTGCCGGTCTCGAAGATGTCGCCAAGCTCGCCCTCCATGATCGCCATGAGCTTGTGGACCATCGAAACCGTGAGGTTCGTGGAGCCGGCAGCAACGTTCGGGGTGATGACCTCGGGATAGTTGGCGCGGGTCCAGCCGAGCCACGTACCGGCGGTGGAGGCAGAGTGGTGGTAAGGCAGCCCATAGATATAAGACGGAGGAGTCGCGGTCAGTCCGCCGACGCAGAGCTTGTCGGTGCTGGTGATGGCACCGGCCAGCGTCGACGAGAGCGTGACGGTCTCGTTCTTGTAGTCGGGGGTGCCGGAGACATAGACCTCGCCGCGGTAGTTCGCCTGCGTCGAGTCGTAGACGGAGATCGGGTCGTTGTGCCGGAGCAGACGCGCGCCGAAGCCGTTGCCAACGACACTGTAGGTCGGGGCAGAGCCGTGGGCGGTGACGGTCGCGAGGATGCCGGTGCCCGACGTCTGGAGGTGCTTGTCGACGTGGAGCTTGGCCTCCTTGATGCCGGAGGCGATGGTGCGCTGGACGGTGTCGACGACGGCCTTGGAGTCGTTGTCCGTGGTGAACTTCGACTTCAGCGACCAGCTAAGGTTGAACACCGAATCAACCGGCGTCACCGAAGCATAGTCGTAGACGGGGCCGGACCCGGTACCAAGCGAGCCGTTGTCAAGGGAGACGTAGCGCATCTTGCCGCCGGGCCGAAGCTCGATCGGGATGCGCATCGCGCGACCAGACTGCGGCTGCGACTGCACCTTCTCGAACTTCGAGAAGAGGCTATCCTCTTCGTCGAAGAACCCGGTGAGCAGAGGCGTGATCGCCTCGATCTGAACAGCAGCCACATCGGTATAAGACTGAGCCATGGGTCACCTCATTTACGGTTTGATGCCCACTGCTGCATGATCCGCAGGTTATCCCAGCCCTTCGCGCGCCCTTCCTTGATAAAGGAGTCGGGTGGCGTAACCGGCGACGTCTGCTGCGGGGTCGTTCCGGGGACGCGCTGCGTAGTGGGCGGTGCGTTCGGAGCGACCGGCTTGACGGCCGGCTTGGGCGACACGGCCGGGGCTGGCTGTGTCTGCGGACGAGCAGCCTTCGACCAGAAGTCGAGGGCGGATTTCATGTGGACGGCCATCAGCGGACGCGCCCTGTCGAGCACGTAGCCAACGGCATTGTTAAGGTCGTCCTGCGTAAGGCCAGAAGACATGAGGCGCGAAACGCCATCGACGACGTTCCTGTTGCCCATCACGTCACGCTCGACGGCGGACATGACATCGACAACAGCCCTGTTGACGAAATCAGGGTCAAGCCCCGGAGCGGCCTCGGTGAGCCTCTGCGCGACCTCGGTCTTGACAGCATCACGGCTGAACTCGACGAGAGCGTTCTGAAACTGCGAAGCCTGCATCTGGCGAGCAGCCTGCTGCTGCTGCACCATCTCCTGATACTTTTTGTGGATTGGATCGTTTGGGTTAAACGCGTTGCTCGCGCGTGGCTGACTTGCGTCCGGGAACAGCTTCGTCCGAACCCGCGCCACCGCCTCCTTCATGTCGAGGTCGTCGGCTGACGTTTCGTTGTCCATGATCTGAAGCGCGGTCCAGAAGGCGTCGCTGACAGTCTCGCCGTAAACCTCCGGCGCGAGGGAGCGCATCTCAGAGACAAACGCCTTCGCAAACGTGGGGAATGCCTCTGGGGCATTCTCACGCAGACCGTTCAGCATGGACATCGGGTTGGACTGGTAATCGCTCACGATCTGCCGAGCGACGTTCGCAAGCTGCGCGTCCATGCGAGCGTCGTCAACGGTAGGATGCACCTTGATCCTGTCGATCGCAGCTTCTGGAGTGAACCCGACAGCCTTGAGCTGGCGCGCGTGGTCAATCGAGAAGCCGGTGTCATGCAGAGCCTTCTGCTGATACCAAGCCTGCGCCAGTGCTTCCTTGACTTCGGGCGCCAGGTTCGCACGCTTCAGCTCGCCACGCATATTGTCTGGCAGCTTATCGTACGGGATATCGTAGCTCTTGGGCTGCTGCTCCTCCTGGCCAGGAGTCTCTTCCGCGGGAGTATCCGTAGCCGCCGGCTCGGTTTCCGTGTCGCCACTGACGGGGGCGTCCGTTGCGTCCGCGATGACCTGATTGGTCTGCGCGTCAGCCTCAACAGAAGATGCGGCGGTAGCGGTCCTAATCCTCGAAAGATAGTCAGCCTTGTCGTCGAGGTTTCGCGACGTCCCCGATGACGCGGGTGCAGCCGGAGCCGCTGGTGCCTGTGCGGCCGGCGCAACCGGAGCAGTGATGGTTTCGGCCGCTACGCTCGCGGCACTGGTTTCGACTTCACTCATGTCAACTCCCGCCAGCTAATCCGGAGTTGTCCGCGTCCGGTGCGCGTGCTGGCTAGTAAATCTGGGACTGTCCGTTCCAAGCGTTGATAGTTGCGCGAACGTTGCCGGCGGCATGGGCAGAGAGGATGACGTGGCAGAAGTTTGCCCGCGGGACATCCCACTGCTCGCCAGTAGCGGATGGGTCGGTAATCGGGGCCGACGCCGTCACGTCGAACCACGGACCCGTGACGGTAGGCGCCGTCTCAATCTTGGCGGTGCAAGTCGAGCCCGCGTCCGAATAGACGGTGATGCGAATCTCGTTTGCCGTGTTGATTGGATACGGCTTGGTAACAGCACCGGCCGCGGCGAGGAGGGTGTCCGCGGAGGCCGTACCGTCCGGCTGTGAAGCAACGTACTTGCTGGACGTGGAAACAACCATCTGGCTCACTGCGAACCTCCCTGCGGCGCCATGGCCTGCATTGCCTTGAAGTGGGCCTCCCCGTGTAGGACGACGTTCCTGTGGCCCATCGGATTCGTCTTCCGCGCAGCCCACGCCTCCTCCCCGTTGAGCCATGCCTGACACGCCAAGAACTCGGTCTGGTGGTCATCGGTAAGCTCATAGATGGGGAGTGATGGCAGTTCGATCATCTGCGGCGGAGACATGGCCGGCATACCAGTCATCGGGTCGATGACGGGCTGTCCGGTATTCGGATCGGTGATGGGCTGGCCAGGGATCTCCTGCTGCTGCGGGACGCCCTGAAGCAGCTCTTCGATTTCGCGATACTGCTTGTTGCGCGCCGACTCGCCGGGCAGCTTGAGGCCGGACAGTCCATTGCACGACTTATAGTAATCGAAGTTCTCGATGCTGGTAACCGCTCCGGCAATCGTGTTATTGCCGGACATTAGCATCGAGTTGAGCTGCTCGCGACGATCGGAAGCGGAGACGGGATACGCCTCGTCCGGCTCTGGATAGGCGATGATCTGGCCCTGGAGATCCGCGTATTTGATCGTCTTGTTGCGGAACCCGGCAGGCGTCATCTCGGCAAACGCCACGTCGCCCTTGCGGTTGGCGATGAAGTGCCTGACGGCAAGCAGCGCGATGCGCGCATGCGCTTCCTTCATCGAGCGCCAGATGACGGCAAGCCGGCCCATCGCCTGTTCGCGAGCCTGCGCGTATGCCTTGGCAGTCTTCAGGTTGGGGTCCGACTGTCCGGTGACGCCGGGCAGTGTACCGGCAAGATACTGCGTGATCCCGCCGAAGATTTCTTGACGGAGGCCGACGCCCTGCGGGTTTGCGCCGGCAGGCGACGACTCGAAGAAGTAGGCGCCGATGGGATCGTTGTTAACGCGCTTGACGGGATACATCTGCCCGCCCTTGACGCGGGACTGACGGATCTCGTCAGGATCGACTGCCTGCTTGTCGACGAACAGGGCAGGCACGCTGTGACGCGCAACCTGCATCTCAACGTCCATCAGATCATTGAGCGCGTCCTGCGGGTCGAGCATCGGATCGCCGATCGACGGGCGCATGGCACTGTCGCCAGGATACGCCCAGCAGATGACCCAGTAGTCATCCATCGACTCGTTGCGATCCTCGAGGTAGGTATCGCCAGCATACGCGAAGAAGGCACCATCGGGGAAGCGCCGGAGGAACTCGTCGCGCTTCGCCTTGTCATCGAGGCCGTAGAACGCCTGTGGACGAATCCAGCAGCGCGTATACGTGACCTTCATGTCCTTATCGTCGATGCCGGTAAATGGCCCGGCCATCCACGCGCCAGTCTTCTGCTGCTGGCGTGCGAGGCGCTCCTCTGGCAGCCCGATCGTGGAGCGTTTGGCGTTGATCTTGTCGGCAAGCTGCGGGTAGAGCGCGCGAACGAACGCCGGGTCGACTTCCTGCTGGAGGATAAGATACCGCGCGTCAGAAAGATCGCGAGCCTCTGGCGGGAGGCGAACCTCAAGAACGCCGAACAGGTCGATGATCTCAGCCCCGTTCGGGACGCGCTCGCTACCGACAATCTCGGTAACCATTGCCGTCTGCGGTGGGATGTACGACTCTGGGTTGAGCGGGGCGCCGCAGTTCTGGCAGTTTGGCGGAGCAGGATTCGTGGCGCCGCAGTTGCCGCAGACGTACATACCCGGCGAGATTTCCTTGGGAACCTCGCCGTAGATCGGTTCATCACGCTCGCCGAATCGCTGCTTGTCGACGACGTGACGGACGTACGCAGCATACATGCCGTCGTTGTATAGGTAGTACGATTCCTGCGCTAGGAGCTGGTCAATGGAGTTGGTACGGTGGAAGATTTCGACGATGTCGTTGGCGGCCTTTGCCGTAGCGACATCAAGCTGGTTGTCCGCGTTCGCCGGGAAGAACCGCACCGTGGGCGGACCACCCGTAATGACGGATCGGATGAACTCGCCGGTGGCCCTATATAGGTTCCACGTATAGACAGGATCATCGTCCTCTGCGCCGGAGTCGTCGATGCCGTAGACGGACGACGGGACGTCCGACAGCGGGATATACGACTGGCGCTCCGCGGACCACACTACCCACTGCCTGCCGTTGTCATAGTCGCGAGCCTTGCGCACGCGCTGAATCTGCCAACGCCGGCTATTGTCCGACTCCGCGACCATCGACTTGAACAAAGATAGCGCAGTTTGCGACATCTGTTCAGACAATGGCTGACGCGCAGCGGCATCCTGCTCGACATTCTCGTCGCCGACGTCGATCGGAACGACATCGCCGGAGGGCTTGGACGCGCCCGGAAGACGGTTCAGAAGGTCTTCTAGTACATTCACGGCGTAACCCTCAGCGAGCCGTTCATCCGGCGTTCATACCACCGGATCTTTTCGCGGGGAGACATTGGCTTCGCATTGATCTCCACCTTGCTGTCGGCGGTCACAAGTACGCCAACCCTCTCCAGTCTGGAAATGCGCTCATCCATGGAGCGCTTATTGTACAGCAACATACCTAGATTTGCTAGGCTGACCAGAAGGATGGCAACTTCAAGCATCGCCGCCCGTCCTAAACCCCGGCCGAAGAACAGTCTCATTATGAACCTGGATGTGCAGGTGAGGCCCGTTGCCATGCGGTTTGGCGTAAGCCACCGGGAGAGACGGGCGGCGCGGATCGTACTGGTACTTCCCGTTTAGGTAATCGACAGCCCACGAGACGGCCTGTCTGGGCACGCCTCGCGTACGGAAGTCGGCAGCACGCCCGGTCGGGTGGATGCCGCTCCCACCAAGCTCACGGTCCTCTTCGTGGGTGCGTATGAACGACGTCATCACTGGCAACCAACCGGCCTCTTCATAAGCCGCGTCCGCAAAGTCGCCAACCACAAGATCAAGCATCGGGTGCTTGCGAGAGTCGGAATCCCACTGGCGTTCAACGTCCGAACTCTTGAAGAGGATCGGCGATGCCATTACACATGCCCCCTCTCGGCAGCGTGGTCCTCGCCGTCCGGGTCTGATCTGCGGCGATGCTCGCGCGAATCAGACGGATCCCGACGCGCATGCAGAATACTGTCGACTTTCGAGTCGATATCGTCAAGACGTTCAAAGATTGGGAGGTGGTTCTCCTTCGACGCTGCCCCGTGGGCGTGAGGGCTCTCGTCGTGGAGCCGGAGCGCGTCGAAATAGCGCGAGACGTTTTTCTCCAGCCGCTCCACGGACGCACTCAAGTCCGCGCTGTGCGCCCGAAGCAGCACCCAAAACGCCGCAAATACGACGGCCCCGGCGGTCCCGAGCGTGGCGTACAGCTCTGCACGCGAAACACCGGGATCGGCGGCAGCCGACGTAGCCTGCGCAATGAGGCCACCAGAGCACAGCATCAGCCCAACCGAAATCATGTGCGGGGCCGCCCGCCTCACCCGCTGAATCATTACTTCCTCTTGAACTGGTTCGACACGATCTTGACGGGGCCTGAGATGTTGAGCTGAGCAAGATCGACGATCGCCATGATAAATTTGACGATTCTCGGTCGCTCTTCTGTCACGTCATAGGCGGCACGCAGGCCAACAGCGAGGCACATGGCGCCGAAGTAGACGTAGATAGCCCACGGATTTGCCCTCAGAAATTCGATGACGAAGTCGGCCATACGCTACTCCTCGTCTTGTATCTCTTCTATGAGCTGGTCAAGGTAAACCCAGAGCTTGTGGTAGTCGTCGGGATACGCCACTGCAAGTATGCGGGCAAGCGTTCTGATGCCCAATTTTACTGGGTTCGCGTCTCCGATCGGATACTTTCCATCAAGCTCTGGGTCTATCGCCATTTGATTAGGACTTGACCTGATCCGCCACGAGGTCGATCACGTCGAGCACGTCGATGAAGACGGCGCGAGCGATGATCGTCCCCTTCTTCACGTCGGGAGTGTCCGGCGGGATGGCGGCCTCGGTCGTCTGGATCTTGTCCGCAATCGCGGCGATCTTGGTGATGTCGAGAAGGATCTCGCCGAAATCGAGCTTAGCCATTATGGCTCCCTTTCTTTGGTGGTCTTGGGTCTGGAAGTTCACTGATGGTTTTTGCGATTCGCGCTTCCTGCGCTCTGCGTTCCGCCATGCGTGCGTTAACATGGTCTGCGATACCAGACTTCGCGAATAGCGTTGCGACAGCAGCAACGGCCTCAAGGGCGCCCGGCATTGATCGCCTCCGCGTTTGCCCTCGCCGTTTCGAGCGCCTTTAGCTGTAGCTTGTACTTGCCGCCGCGCTGCTTCGCCTCGGCCGCAGCAACGAGCTTTTTCTTGTAGTCAACGACGGCGGCATAGTACGCATCGCATTTGTCGAACTGGATATTGTCAACGCAAATCGTCTCGTAGTCGTTCAGGTAGAACGCATACGCATTGGCGTGCGCCAGGATTGCTTGCGATGGCGTGACGCAGGCCGCCAGCAGAAGCACCGCAGCCACGACAACCGCTGTCGCGATAACGATCTTCCTGGTGCCGGCATCGTGTGCCATGATTACAGCCAGTTCCCGAAGGCGTCCTTCTTGCGAGGCTTCCAGCCCTTCTTGCCGCCAGACTCAACGAAGAGCGGATAGTCCGTGATGAGCTTCTCGGGGTTGGCGGTTGACGCGGCGTCAACGTCGGCCTGCGTATACCCATGCACCCTCTTCTGCTCTTCGGGCGTTGCAGACCATGCGGTATAGCCGATCCACTTGGACGGATCAGACTTCAGCTTTTCGGTAAGATCCTTGCTGAGTCGGAAGTTCGCGAAGTGACCCGCCATATTGGCGGCGGCCAGATTCTCGTACTTAGAGACGACCTTCGCGTAGTGCCTGACGATGGTGTTCGCGGGGAGGCCATCGCGAAGCGCCGCCTCGATCTCAGGACGCATAGCCGGGAGCCATAGCCCCTGCGCCTTCAGTGTGGCCTCGACGTCGTCGATCGTCGACTGCGTGACAACGGCAACAGGCACATCTACGGCGGCGACACGCTTGCCCTCAAGTGCGGAGACGCGCGACTTCAGGTCGTTGATTTCCTTTTCGTAGTCCATTAGAACCTCACTGTCATGCCGACGGAGACCGGCGGCAGCTTGTCGGGTGGACGATGGTTGTGATGCTTCAGAATCCGAGTCGTGTTCCAGACGGCGAGCCCGCCGCGCGCGAAGGCGACCCAGCGGTAGAACCAGGTCGCGCCCTCCTCGTCGTACTGCT